AGTCCACGAATTGATAACGGCCTTACCCGCTACAGCTTGCTCAACCATCTGAGTAATATTGTCATTAACAACATCACCCCAAGTACCACTCAATTCCCCCGATACAGGAAGTGCTAACTTAAGGATCGTAGTATATTGCGTTGTCATATTTCTAACCTCATACGGCTACATTTTGCCAGTTTGCGTTTTGGCTAGGAGTAATAACTCCCCATACTTGCACCGCACCTAACTGTGTTGTGGCTACTACTCCTGTAACTACTACAGGCATTACGCTACCCTAACAATTGCAGTAGTAGCATTTGCTGTAGGGAACGTAACTTGAAAAGTAGTCCCTGAAGTAGACTTATCACTGCCAAAATCAAGCACTGCTACAGCCGGTGTAGTACCTCCAGTTTGATATATCAAGGCTCCTCTAGCGGTAATAGTAGAATTAGCCCAAGTAGCATTACTAAAACTTAAATATGCGGTAGTACCTGAAGTTGTAGGGGCTGTAGAGATCGTTAATGCAACGCCCCCCGGTGTATACCCTGTACCAGACGCTTCATTACTAGTAGTGTAGGTCTCAGTTGTTGCGTCTAAACTCGCGCTGTTTGTATACAACGCAATCTTATAGGATTGGTTTGTATTAGCACTAAAGTCCATTTCACCGTCTAAAAGTGCTTTTTTGAATGATGTACACATTGTTTGTGTAATTGCCACGTTAAACTCCTACTCTGCCGCTACTCTAAATTGACCTGAACGATACGCATCTGCTCGTAGTTTACCAGCACCAAGATTCCTAAGTAGAGCCATAGCTTGAGCGTACAAATTCTGATACAGAGCCACAAGATCAGGCTCACCTTTCATAAACCTTATTGCATTTACTAATGCCCCGTTTAACAACGCACTATCAAACTCTTCCCCTAACCACGTTGTTCCTGCGGTAACGATAGACTCAGGATAGTACCCGTAATGTAGCTCTACACTGTAAGAACTATCAGGAGTAGGCCCAACAATAAACGCATCGTCATTAAAGTATGCGTAATGTTTAGGTAATCCCGTTGAGGTAACTTTTGGGTACGCTTCGCGTATGAAGTTAACATCTTTGTTTATCAGGTATGAGTAATTCCCATCTCCGTCTACAACAGCTAAAGAATATGACCATAAGAAGTCAGCAGGTACATCTAGGTACACATTGTTCAGTGTCGTTGTTCCCGTTACATTCTTACGTAAAGCAGGAATCTCCACCGTATTATATATGCCTTGCTCCGCTTGTTCCGTAAACAAAGCAAGTTCATCATCGGTAAAAGATGTCTCGCAAATGTCTTGGATATTAGCTTTTAGCTCCGTGTAGTTCATTTCTTAGGCCATTGGCCCTCGACACATCCGACCTTTAGTCGCTGCGCCGTAACCCCGCATCATAATCCCGGAAGTTTTAACCCCACTCATATCAGGCTTTGGTGCTTCCTTACAGGGGTGTACACCTTTGTCTTTATGTACTTTTACTTCTTTCATCCCAAAAACATTTTTAGGGTTGTACATGATATTGCTCCTATGTAGTCGTTACTGTAACTGTTCCAAGTAGGCTACTAGCTACTAAGGTATTAGGGGCTAGAGTATAGGGGTCATTACCGCCGCCTACTGGGTTCCACCCCCACTGTATATCTCTACTACTAAAATCTCCAGACGCTCCAAGACTTCTATCTGGCCTTGGGTCTCTAATGGCCTGTGGGTCTGATACAGGAAACTCTCCTAATTTAAGTTGCGGGTGATCTGGGTTCCAACATTCAGAACACGCCTTTATATTAGTATTTCTACCCTTTACAACCAAGTCCTTAAGCGTTTTTAACTTGTATTCAAACCCACAAACATCGCACATTGCGATAGCTATACGGGCTGAAGCAAACCTGTTACCCATTGCTAAATCCTACCCGCCCGTGGAACAAAACGAATAGGTGCTTTTTCTCTATCTTCCGCTGCGGCAAGCTCAAACTGTTCCTCATAAACAGCTTTTAACATAGGTATTCTATCCATTAGTTCAGGGACTTTCATTGCAATGTAATACGCTAACCCTGCTACCAGACACGGAAAGAACCGAAAATTCATATCTGCTACTTCTACACCATCTCCTGCATCTTGGACTCTACGCATACGCCAATAAACTACTTGGTATGTTTGTACGTTGTCAGGTACAGGCCAAACGGTTATAGAAGGTACTTGCTCCCAATATACCAGAATTGCTGTACCACCTACTGTGTGTGACGCTGCGGTAGTTCCTTGCTGTCCCCTAAAACAATTCTGAAGCACGTTGCCTTCAATGTAACCGTAATTCAATATCTCGTTTTCAATTTTTACGAATCCTGCGGGGGGTAGTCCTGCCACACTACTTAAGGTTATAGTCGTATCTGTGCTAGAAGCGGTAACGGCTAAAGTAATTCCTGTCGGATAAGTTTGCCCACTATCTCTATGTATCACAGCCTGTATAGGCCGCGCTTGTGTAATTTTATTGGGGATAGATGCGTAAGTACTAATACTAATTCGGTTAAGGTTTAAATCCGATTGTGTCGTTGTATTGTTAGCCCCTGTCCTAATAGACTGTTCCAACAAATCAATAGTATCATCTGGTAATGCGTATGTAGCTTGGCCTTGAACAAGATCAAGTACACCCTGCTCAATCGTCCACATGTTAATGCCACGGTTCTGCCACTCAATGGTCATTAAATTCATAGAACGTCTAGCGGTCTGTAAGTCATACCCTGACCGTAATTCTCGCCCTGCTCGTTCCCATGCTTCTTCAGCGATCTCTGTAAACGGCATGTTAAACGCTGTACTACCTGATGTAGTCATTTTCCCCAACCAGTTTTAGCTTTCTTTTTAGCTTTAATAGAAAGGTCTTTGTAATGATGTAACTTTTTGGCTGTTTTTGACATAGCTTTACCCGTCATTAACGTACCGTCAGGGTGCTTATGCATACCGCCCTTATGTTCCGTACCGTCTTTAAAGTAGTGCTTAACACCTTTAGCCATTACTTTCTTCTCTTTAGTGAGTCTACCCTTCTTGGCTTACCTTTTGGTTGCCCTAACCGTTTTTTCTGGGCTATCCGTTTTGTTTTTTCTGCCTTAGTCATCTCCGAAGAAGTCTTAGGAGTTTTACTAGAAACACGTTTACTAGGTCGGCAATAAGGGGTACTTCTACCATCCCCCTTCTTACGCCCACAGGATTTACCTGTTTTTACGTCTTTCCAATCTTCCTTAAACCACCGTTTTAGGGATGCACCTTTAGCCGTCTTACGTACCGTACCACCAGACTTATAGTAGATACGCATTACTTACCAGCTTTTTTCTTTCGACACTTAGCGATAGCCCCTGAAGCGTAAGCGGAGGGAAAGACTTTATACTGGGACTTAACCTTGGTATAACACGCGTCTTTCACTGTACCGCCTTTCTTATAATACTGTCGCATTTAGCTACCCTTCATTTTGACCATAGTGCAAGAGTTAGTCTTTCTAGCCTTACCCGTACCACGAGAGGTAACACCACCACCCGCTTTATAACCCATTACCTTACCGCCCATGTTCTTTTTCATTGGGCCTTTTGCCATACCACCAGATTTATAGGCCATTACCTTACCGCCCATATTCTTTTTGGCTACTCCACGCCCTTGCAGTATGTCTGCTTGCGTAACTTTACCGTCCTTATTAAGGTCAGGGAATTTTGATGCCATACCACCAGATTTATAACCCATTACCTTACCGCCCATATTCTTTTTGACGGGTTTTTTACGGGCTTTGTTCCGTCTATTTAAAAACTCTCGTAAGGACAGGCCAGAAGCCTTTAACTCTTCGGCGGTGACGGCTGCTTTCTTTTTACCGTCCTTACCGATAAAAGTATCCGACTTGCGTTTTTTAGCTTCGCCAACCGTTTTAGGGTTGTTTCTTGCGCCTTTAACACCAGTAGATTTTTCACCTACAATAGCCGCTGTAGGAGTCCTAATATCACCTTTAGGTGCGGTAGAAGTACCAGAACTTTTTAAGTCACTCTTTGGGGCTGTAGGAGGAGCTACAGGTTTTTGAGGACGAGCGTTAGGGCCACTCGTAGCTTCACGGGCTTTCGTAACGTCTGATCTTGTGGCTGTTGCAGTAGCCGCAGAGGACATCTTTTTATCTGGAGTCGGAATAGCCAACATTTTAGCCGTAGGTTTATCCTTGTCTGCTTCTTCCCTTCTTCAGATAAAAAGAT